TATTTTGGTGATATGACAGATATCAACTTAAAGCAAATGTTATTTGATCAACGAATGAAAGAAATAGAAGAAGACATTGTGCCATTCGGGTTTATCCAAAATGGCCAGGATGATGTAGATTTAGATATAAGAAATGATCCGGATAACTGGCAAGTACAAGGATATGAGCCAGATCTTAGCACTACTGACGGAATCTTCGATAGAATTAAAGATTAGTAATATTATAAATAATGGTATATTGAACAATAACCGTATTATGAAATCATATAATTAGTTAAAAGGAAACAAAGCTATGGCACTCGGCACACCGTCAGAAAGTCCAGCGGTTGTTGTAAAGGAAATAGATCTGACAGGTGGCGTTCCTAACGTCCAGTCAACTACCGGAGCAATCGTAGGTAACTTTCGCTGGGGTCCTGTTGAACAAAGAGTTTTAGTTGACAATGAGGCAACTCTAGTCGACAACTTTGCAACACCAGACTCAGCAAATACCATAGACTTCCACTCAGCACAATACTTCTTGCGCTATTCAAGTGCACTGCAAGTAGTGAGGGAAGTTACTAGTGCAGCTAAGAATTCTCGTTCTATTATCGGTCAAACTGCCGTTGATTCAGATGGTGGATTACCGACACCAACTGTAAAGAACGAAGCAAATTTTAATACTCAGCTGTCAACACTAACATCTAATTCACACACATTTGTTGCGAAATACCCAGGTGATCTTGGTAACTCAATTCGTGTGTCAATTTGTCCTGCAGACTCAGGAACTGCAACATTTACCGGATGGGCTTATCAAAACGAATTTGATAAAGCACCACAAACTTCAACCTATGCTTCTAATCGTGCAGCTTTATTTGATGAAATGCATGCAGTAGTAATTGACCAAGAAGGTAAGTTTACTGGAACAAAAGGTACAGTTCTAGAAACATTCCCATTTGTGTCTGTAGGTAAAGATGCTAAGAATCCAGATGGAACCAATAACTTCGCAAAAGATGTTATTAACGAGCGTTCCGAATATATTTGGATGGCCGGATTTGATTCTGCATTTAATGCTGCAGGGGCAGGCACAGACATCGATAGTGGAGATAACTTTAAGTTAACTTCTCCATCACCAGTTGATCACACATTCACAAAAGGTGTTAACTCAGAAGCGCTAACAACTTCAGAGTTTCTTTCTGGATTTGATCTTTTTGAAGATGAAAACCAAGTAGAAGTAGACTTCTTAATTGCACCGGGAATGACAAACAGCACTGATCAGGCCACAGTCGTAAATGACTTGGTATCAACTGCTCAGTCACTTCGCAAAGACTGTATAGTAAATGCATCTCCAGCAAGAGATGACGTAGTAAATGTGCCAGCAGCCGCAATTGCAGTAACTAATGTAGTAGCAACTGCCAATGCATTTACAAACTCATCTTACCTTGTTGCAGATAATAACTACTTAAAAGTCTATGATAAGTATAATGATCAGTACATCCATATTCCAGCAGCATCATCTACTGCCGGTATTTGTGCAGCCACAGACCTTGAAAGAGCACCTTGGTTCTCTCCAGCAGGTCAAAGGCGTGGTAATTATTTAGGAATTACAGGTCTTGCCTATACTCCTAATAAGTCACAAAGGGATACACTGTATAAAGCAGATGTAAATCCAATTGCCAATATTCCTGGGCAAGGAACAATTCTTTACGGTGATAAGACAATGCTTGGTCGACCATCAGCATTTGATCGAGTCAATGTACGGAGACTCTTCCTTGTACTCGAAAGAGCAATTGGCCGAGCCGCTCAACAGGTACTCTTTGAATTCAATGATGAATTCACAAGAGCAGAGTTTGTCAACATTGTAGAGCCAGTTCTTCGAGAAGTCAAAGGCCGGCGTGGTATTACAGACTTTAGAGTAGTCTGTGATGAGACAAACAATACACCAGCTATTGTTGATCGTAATGAATTCATCGCAAACATCTTCATCAAACCAGCACGTTCTATTAACTACGTCACTCTGAATTTTGTGGCAGTTAGAACAGGTGTTGACTTTGAAGAAGTAGTTGGCACGGTTTAAGGAGGTAATGTAAAATGGCTGTTCTCGGAGTAGACGATTTTAAGTCGAAACTTAGAGGCGGTGGGGCACGTCCCAACCTCTTTAAAGTAACTATTAACTATCCGGGTTTTGCAAATGGTGATGCTGAATTAACATCATTCCTTTGTGAAGCTGCATCATTGCCCGGTTCAACTTTCGGAATCATTCCAGTTGCATTTAGAGGACGTATCCTCAAAATGGCTGGTGATAGGACATTCGCTGAATGGAATACTACTATCATTAATGACACCGACTTTTCAGTTCGTGATGCAATTGAAAGATGGATGAATGGTATCAATGCACATAGTGCTAATACCGGACTCACATCTCCGATTGCTTACGAGGCTGATCTAAAAGTTGAACAGCTTGATCGTGATTCATCGGTATTGAAGACATACACATTCCGTGGTGCTTATCCGCAGGATTTGTCAGAAATAGCTTTGAGTTATGGCGATAATGATAATATTGAAAGATTCAATTGTATCTGGGCATACCAGTACTATGAGTCTAATACCACTTCATAAGTAATAAATAGAGAGGAGCCGGCAACGGTCGGCTCTTCTTCTTTAATGTAAGGTAATTATAATGGCAGAACAATCAGGACAAGACGGCGTTAAACTATTTGGTTTTGAAATAAAGCGCGCAAAAAAGAAAGATGAGATGAAGTTACCATCTGTCGTTCCTCCTAGGGATGATGAAGGTGGTAGTTATGCAACTGCATCTGGTTCGCACTATGGTCAGTACCTGAATCTAGGTGATGACGATTCAAAAGACAACTATCAATTGATAATGAAATATCGCGGTAATGCAATGCATCCTGAAGTTGATGCTGCTATTGAAGATATTGTAAACGAGTCAATTACTGGTAGCCAGTTAGAACAAACTTTAGAATTGAATATGGAGGAAGTAAAAGCTCCTGATTCTATTAAAAAGAAAATTACAGAAGAATTTGATAACATATATGGAATGCTTAACTTTAAAGAGTTAGGTCATGATATTTTCCGTAGGTGGTATGTGGATGGAAGAATCTATCACCATCTTGTTTTAAATGAAGCAAATCCTAAAGAAGGTATTCAAGAAATACGACCTATTGATGCTGCTAAAATGCGCAAGGTCAAAAAGATTAAGAAGAAAAAAGATCCGGTAACCGGTGCAGATATTATTGAGAATACCGAAGAGTTTTATATCTTCCAAGAAAAGCCAGGGTCATCTACATCCGGTGTAAAAATGACAAATGATGCAGTAAGTTATGTTACATCTGGTTTGCTTAGTGAAGATCGTAAAAAAATTATTTCATTTTTGCATAAAGCTTTAAAGCCTATTAATCAATTGCGAATGATGGAAGACTCATTAGTTATCTATCGCCTCGCACGTGCACCCGAGCGAAGAATCTTTTATGTAGATGTTGGTAGCTTACCACGTGGTAAAGCTGAACAATATATGAAAGATATTATGACTAAGTATCGTAATAAGCTTGTGTATGATGCAGCAACTGGTCAAATTAAAGATGACCGTAAACATATGTCAATGCTAGAAGACTTCTGGTTGCCTCGCCGTGAAGGTGGTAAAGGCACAGAGATATCTACACTTCCGGGTGGAGAAAACCTTGGACAAATTGATGATGTAATTTTCTTTCAAAAGAAAGTTTACCGTTCATTAAATGTACCACTTAATCGATTAGAACAAGAAAATCAATTTAATCTTGGTAGATCTACTGAGGTAAATAGAGATGAATTAAAATTCCAAAAGTTTATCGATAGATTACGTATGAGGTTTGCTCATCTATTCTATGGTATTCTAAAAACTCAACTTATTCTAAAAGGTATTATTACTGAAGAAGATTGGGAAGATTGGAAAAATGATATTACCGTTGACTATGTAAGGGATAACCACTTTACAGAATTACGGGATATGGAAGTATTGAGAGAAAGAGTACAAACACTCGATCAAATCAATAACTATGCTGGAGAGTATTTCTCTAAAGAGTGGATTCAAAAGAATGTACTTATGCTTTCTGATGAAGACGTAGAAAAGATGAATAAAGAAATCAATGGTGAACAAGAAGAAAAGCCTGAGGAAGAGCCACAGGATCAAGAAGCACCATCACAAAAATTTGAATTGAAACCTGTACAAGGAGATGACAGTGAGTGAAGTAGACGCGCAAGAAGCTGAGAATGCAGTTTCAGAACCTAATGACTATATTAAAGATTTGATTGCAAATGCTCTAGAGCAAGATTATAACGGTGCCAATAAGATCTTTGGTGATGTCATGACAGTTAGGCAAAACGATTTATTAGATCAAGAAAAAATTAAATTGGCTGATCAACTTTTCAACGGAGCAGAAGAAGATGACGATGTTGATGAAGATGACGAGTTGGGGGATGAGGATGACGATCAGCTCGAACTTGAGCTTGACACAGAAGATGGCGATGAAGAGGAAGATGATGAAGAAGAATCTGATGACGAAGCCACCGAAGATGATCAAGAAGAAGAATAATTCTTTTAAGTAAAAAGTAATAAAAGTATAAATAAAGCTAAAGGATTGTAAAATGTTAACATTTACTCAACTAAGAGAAAAGATGGAGAAGGGCATGCCGCCTGGTGAACATGTTTTCGATAAAAAAGTTGATGGTAAAACTTTAATGATCCACAAAGAAAAAGGCAAATTTTGTGTATACATTGATATGGAAAAACTAGATACGTATCCTACTTTAGGTATGGCAAAAAAAGCCGGCCAAGAATTTATAAAGGCAGCAAAGAAATGAAACTGATTGCAGAATATACAGATCAAAGTTTAGAGATTCTCACCGAAGAAAAAGAAGGTGGTGGGAAAAGTTATTCTATTGAAGGCGTGTTCATGCAAGCAGAACAAAAGAATCGTAACGGTCGAATATATCCAAAGCCTATCATGGAAAAAGCACTCGGTAAATATAATACAGAGCAAGTTTCAAAAGGTAGAGCAGTCGGTGAGTTAAACCACCCTGAAGGACCGACCGTTAATTTAGACAAAGTTTCTCACAAGATCGAATCCCTTGATTGGAAAGGTAATGATGTTGTGGGCAAAGCGACTATTTTGGAAACTCCTATGGGACAAATTGTAAAAGGTTTGCTCGATGGTGGTGTCAGATTAGGCGTTTCAACTCGTGGTATGGGAAGCTTGCAGAACAATGGTAACGCAATGGTCGTCAAAGACGACTTTATTCTTAATGCGGTAGACATCGTTCAAGATCCATCTGCACCTAGCGCTTTTGTTAATGGAGTTATGGAAGGTGTTGAATGGGTTTGGAATAACGGAATCATTGAACCACAAGCAATTGAAATAATGGAGACTGAAATTAAGAAAGCTCCTCGTGCGGATCTCTATGAGACACAAGTTCGTGAGTTTAAGAATTTCCTCTCGTTGCTCAAATAGTAAATAAAGGAGTCAATTATGACTGAAGATCAAAATCAAGATCAAGAGATTGACCTCCATGATGACAACGATGTCGTGGAAGAAGCTCACGATCCTAAAAATGCTGAGGCTCAGTCTGTAGCATCTGTTGATAAAGCAGGTGAAGCTACAGGTAAAGCGCCAACGCGTAAGGGTGATCAAACTAAACAAGATCCAATGATCAAAACTAAAGCAGGACTAATTACTGCTATGGTTGGAAAAATGCAAAAAATGGGCAAGACTGATTTACAGGCAATGTACCATAAAGACGACTTTGATGTAGAGAATTTTGAAGGTGAAGCAATTGCTGAATCTCCAGAGCTCGATTATCAAGTTGATTTTTCTGAGGATCTAAACGCACTCGTCGAATCAGAGGCAACTCTGTCAGATGAATTCAAGGCAAAAGCAGAGACAATCTTTGAAGCAGCTATTAAGTCTAAGCTGGGTGAAGAGATCGATCGCCTTGAAGAGAAGTACAACGAAGAGTTGGCAGAAGAAGTAGAATCTACTAAAGCTGACTTAGTTGAAAAAGTCGACAATTATCTTAACTACGTAGTTGAGAGCTGGATGGAAGAGAATAAGCTTGCAGTCCAGTCAGGCCTAAGAACAGAAATTGCTGAGAACTTCATGTCAAGTCTGAAAGATTTGTTTGAAGAGTCTTACATCGAAGTTCCGGAAGCTAAGGTTGACTTAGTTGACGAAATGGCAGATCAAGTATCAGAACTCGAAGAGTCACTAAATGATACAACTGCTAAAAACATTGAGATGATGGGAGTACTCGAAGAGCTAATGCGGGAAAAGATTATCCGTGAAGCATCTGAAGGTCTTGCAGAAACTCAAGTTGAAAAACTAAAGTCACTGGTAAGTGATATCGATTTTGATTCAGAAGAAACTTTCGCAGAGAAAGTAGAGACTGTTAAAGAATCATACTTTACCAAAAAGGTTACTGAAACAGCTTCTATCGAAGAAGATGTGTCGGATGACGATGGTGTTCAAGTAGCATCGGGTTCTATGGCTCAGTATCTAACAGCAATCCAAAAAACAAATAAATAATTTGGGAGTCCAAAAAAAATGCAAACCGTATCATACGATCGACTGATCGAGAAATGGGCACCGGTACTGAACGAAGAGTCTGCCGGCACTATTAAAGATCATCACCGGAAAGCAGTTACTGCTGCTATTCTAGAAAACCAAGAGCGTGCATTCGCAGAAGAAGCGGCCCAAGGCCAATTCATGACAGAAGCAGCTCCAACAAACAACACAGGCAATGCTGCTAACTGGAATCCAGTTCTTATTGCTCTTGTCCGCCGTGCTATGCCAAACCTTATGGCATATGACATGTGTGGAGTCCAGCCAATGTCCGGACCAACAGGCTTGATCTTCGCAATGAAGTCAACCTTTGAAAAGACAAAGGCAGGTGTATCAGACGGTGCAGAAGCACTCTTCAATGAAGCAGCAATTGGCTTCTCCGGAGATTCTGCAACAACTGCAAACGGTTCATCCTCTGGTTTGGCTGATTCTTCATCCTCTGGTGTAGGATCAATTGATGATGAGCGTACTGATCCTCTAGCAGCTAATGATCCATACTCAACAGCCGAAGCTGAAGCTTTGGGTGACGGTGTTGGTGAGAGCTTTGCTGAAATGGGTTTCACCATCGAAAAAGCAACTGTGACTGCCAAGTCACGGGCACTGAAAGCAGAATATAGCTTGGAACTTGCTCAGGATCTTAAAGCCATTCATGGCCTGGATGCTGAAACAGAACTGGCTAACATTCTGTCAACTGAGATCATGGCTGAAATTAACCGTGAAGTTATTCGCACAGTTAACTCACAAGCTAAGACAGGTGCACTAACTGCTAACACAGCAATTAACGGTATCTTCAACCTCTCAACAGATGCAGATGGTCGTTGGTCAGTGGAGAAATTCAAAGGCCTGATCGTACAAATCGAGCGTGAAGCTAACACAATTGCTAAAGAAACACGTCGGGGTAAAGGTAACTTTATGATCTGTTCATCAGATGTTGCTTCTGCTCTCTCAGCTTCTGGCATGCTTGACTATACTCCAGCAATGTCAACCAACTTGCAAGTAGATGATACTGGCAATACTTTTGCCGGTGTTATGAATGGTCGCACACGGGTCTACATTGATCCATATGCAACTCAGGACTATGTCAATGTTGGTTATAAGGGAACTAACCCTTATGATGCAGGTCTCTTCTATTGCCCATACGTACCACTAACAATGGTCCGTGCAGTAGGTGAGCAAAGCTTCCAGCCAAAAATTGGATTTAAGACACGTTACGGTATGGTATCAAACCCATTCGTAGGTGCTGCTCCATCTAATGGCCTAGCTACTGCTAAGACTAACCAGTACTACCGGATCTTCCGTGTAGACAATATTCTTGCATAAAGAATAAAAAAATAGAATATAGACTGGACCGGCGAAAGCCGGTCCTTTTTTATAGGTATCCTCCCTCTCCAAACCACAGTTTATTATACCATAGTTTGTTGAGTTTGTAAAGGAAAAAACATATAAATAAGAGTATGGCAACACTAACTGAAAATTTTAATTACCTACAACCGACTAGCTTTAAGCTGGTTATTGACAGACGTAACTTTCCTAACCTTGAATTCTTTTGTCAAAATATTACACATCCCGGAATGATATTTAATCCAGTTGAACTTCCATATTCTCGAATTGCAGGTGTACCACTTCCGGGTGATGCACTTACTTTTAACGAGCTAGCATGTAATATTATATTGGATGAAGACCTTAAAGGTTATGATGAGATGTATCAATGGATACGTAGATTACTTGAAACACCTATGACAAAGCGTACAGCATTTCAAGCATCTGCTGGTCAACCTGGGACTTATGCTGATATTACTCTATCGATTTTATCGAGTCATAATAACCAGACAAAGCGAGTAAGGTATGTTGATTGTGTACCTACATCATTAGGTGACATTGCATTTGAATCAACTGCAAGTGGAAACGAATTTATTACCTTTGCCGCATCATTTAGATTTAACTATTTTGAATTAACCAAGTAAGGACCCACTATGGCAGAATCAAAAGCGAGGAATATAAACAAATCATTTAGTCCTACTGGAGGAATAGAAGCTACTGCTGTCGTAACTGCTGCTGGAGCTCCGGCCATGCCAGCAGGAAATGTTTTAGATTCCGCCGGTGTTATTTCACTAGCTGCTCACGTAGAAGCAGGTGTTTTTAGAGTTAATCCACAATCTATATCTGTAAATCATACAATTGATAGCGCTGATAACGCAATGTCGGCTGGACCAATCAGTATAGATAGTGGTGTAACAATAACAATTAATGGAAATTGGAGTGTTGTATAATGGCTTCAATATTAAATGTAGACCAGATAAACAATGCGGCAGGTACGTCTGCTGTTACGATTAATAGCAGTGGTTTGGTTATGGCTAAAAAAGTAGCATTTCAAGTAAATGCTACTGATACAGAGCAAAGTTATACAGCAAGTGCTTATGCAAAAATCACATGGGAGTCTGTTGAGCTTGATACTGCTAGTTATTGGGATTCAACAAATCATAGATATACACCACAAGTTGCTGGTTGGTATTTGTTTGGTGGTCAGGTGCGAATTAAAACGCTCTCTGGTAGTGTAACCCTTGTTGCTTTTAACGTAGCAAAAAATGGACAAACCACCACACAGTCCGACATTATGCTGTCACAATTCCAAGTGGATGCAGATGCTTTTACAAACGGTGAATATCCTCTTCCTACTGGAATGCTGCAGATGAACGGCTCAAGCGATTATGTTGAGGCATATTTTCAATCTGAAGAAAATTGTGAAATCCATGATAATGCTAGGCGATCATTTTTCTGGGGTATGTTGGTACACCCAACTTAATAGGAGACTACATGGCTAGTATATTAAAAGTACAAGATATTAAACATACTAATGACACTACAGTTATGGAGATTGCCGGATGAGTCAACTATACGTTAATACAATCACCGAAAAGACTAGCGGCAACGGTGTGCAGATTGCGGGTCACATGGTTCAGATTGTACAAGGAATAAGCACTACTTATACTTCTCTTGGCTCTACTGGCACATATGTAGACACTAATTTAGCAGCAACAATAACTCCTAAATTTGCTAGTAGTAAAATCTTAGCTACACTTCATGCGCCAATTGTTTATCGAAATACTGAAGACGCTATTTTAAGGCTTCTCAGAGGTAGTACAAACGTATATCAGATGAATCTTTGGTCAGGGTCTACTAACGCTGGTTATGGCATGGTAACTGGTTCGTTTCAATTTCTTGATAGTCCCTCAACAGCTAGTGCTACTACTTACAAAGTGCAAATGTTTAAAGACGGGGGAGATTTTTTGTTTAGCTATAGCAATCTTGTAGTCTCAACATCAACTCTTACTCTTATGGAGATTGCACAATGACAAGTACTCTAAAGGTCAATCAAATTCAAAATTTGGCGGGTACTACTGCGCTGACTGTTGATAGTAGTGGTTATACGTTTCTGAAACTGCCTCATTTCCTTATAAGAAATACAACTGCGCAATCAATTTTGACTGCCACATATACTAGAGCTGAATTTAACAATACTGTTTTAGATACTCATAATTTTGCCGATCTTACTAATAATAAAATTGTTTTTAATTCAACAACGGCTGGTGTATACCAAATTAATTTTGGTGGTAAATTACAAGATGCAACTGCTAATAGAATTGGTTATTGGATACGTAAAGAAGGCAGCATGAGTACTGGCCCTTATATTGGCTACTTTGAAATTGGTAAAACAACTAGCACTTATGCTTACCCAACATTTAATTTTATATACCAATTTAACAGTGGTGATTTTCTTGAGTTAGATATGTATCACGATCAAGGTTCAACAATGGCTACGTATCCACCATCTCAAGCTATAGGCTTTTTCATGAGCGGATTTAGAATAGGATAGGAGAATAAAATGAGTATATCACAAGCACTACAAGAACTAGGCATTAAAGAATGGGTACTTCGTGGTGAGCCAACCACAGAGGCTGAGTTTAACGAAATGTTCCGCAAAGTCACAGGCGTTGATGCAGCATCAGCAGCTATTGAAAGCAGCAACCCAAGTGACTGGGGTACAACTTGGTCAGCGGTCAAAGCAAAGTCTGATGAGCTAAAGGCAGCAGAGCCTATGAAGCTACTCCGTGCAGAGCGTGATAAACGCCTTGCAGAAGTAGACTGGTGGGCTTCAAGCGACCTTACAATGAATTCAGCTCGTACAACTTATCGTCAAGCATTACGTGACATTACTAGTAGTGCAACCAGCTTAGACGATGTAACTTGGCCTACGAAGCCGGCATAAGAAAACTAAGGAAGATATAATGAGTAGAGTACGAGACATAACGAAATTCTTAGAAGAAACACGTAAGACTAATACTAATTTAAAAGCGTTACGTCCTTCTACTACTTCTACTATTGATTCAGCTGCGGTTCTTGTAATGAAGTCTGCATCTGGAATGTCAGTGTTTTCTACACTTGATTCATTACCTGTAACAAGTTTAACTACCGGCCAACAAGCATATGTAACTGAAAACTCAAGAATATACATTTCAAATGGTAATGGCTGGTATAACGTAGCAGTAGTTAATGCCACACCATCACTCACACTAAGCTCATCCGGTACTATTGCTTTGACTGCTGGAGCTGCTACAACTATTACAATGACAGCTACCGATTCTGATAATGATAACGCTAATCTAGTTTTATCACTCGAATCTGGCGGAGATCTATTTAAATTTGCTACGGTATCTCAGGATTCGTCGGTTGTAACAATAACACCAAGAACACAAGATTCCGCAACAGCACTAGGATCAGATGGATCGGCAACGTTGACATTTAAAGCCAGTGACGGTGTTAACCAAGCCACAGTGCAGAATACGTTTACACTAACGTTTACATTAGATTGGTCTTCTGTTACATCTTTAACTGGTGTGGGTTCAGACGCTGCACAGGGTAATCAATTTGGAAATAATCACAAAATTCCAGTCAATTCAGATGGTACGGTTTTTGCTGTAGGAGGAGCAGAAGGCTGGACAGTTGTTAGAAGGACTGGGTCAAGTTTAGCTTTTGATACGAGTTCTGGTAGTAACAGCAGTTATTCAGGACTTATGTACTGGGGAAGTAGAGCAGCTGACCCGGAAAGCTGCTGCGGAATAAATTCTGCTGGTAATAGATTGCTAATCGGAAATCCTCTCGATAATACAGCTGGTACCAGCTTCGGATCATTCGCTATATTTACAGAAAGTAGTGGTACATGGACTCAGGCTCAAACAGTAAACGGATCGGCTGAAAACTATTTTGCTAATGGCGGCGACATGTCTGCCGATGGTAATTATGTGGCCATAGGACAGAGTAAACAAGGAGTCGAAAGTGGAATAATTGTGTATAAGTGGGGTGGCTCAAGTTATTCATCTGAAGCAACAGTAAGTAGGCCTACGAACTATTCCGGCGGGGGCAGAAATTTTGGTCAACACATTGTATTATCTTCTGATGGATCATACATGTTAGTTTCAGATCCGGCTTACGGTAATACTTCTTACGGTAGAGTTTATGTTTACAAAAGAACAGGCACAAGCTGGAGTTTAGATGCTACAATTGGTACTGGTTCTAATAACTATGAAAATTTTGGTAAATTCATCGCTGCTAACTCAGATGTGACAGTCATAGCTGCTACATCATCTTCTTTTAATACAAATACAGGATATTGTAAAGTATACTCTAGACCGAGTAACACAAGCAGCAGCTGGTCACTTCAAGCTACAGTAACACAACCAACACCTTCAACTAGTTCATATTTTGGTAGTATTTGTACTTTAGACAGTACCGGTACCATATTAGTTGTTGGAGGTAGACCTTGGCATGTAGGTACTCACCCACTGAAATACAAGACTAGATTATACACTTATCAATATGCAGATGGTTCATGGACCAATAAAAATACTATAATATCTGCTACTACAGCACAAGGTCCATTTGACGGCGTTGGTATTTCTTCAGACGGTAAATATATTGCCGGTGGTGATATGGATCATGAAAAATTTCAAGTCTTTACACCGAGTTAAGAATTATAAATAGGTAAAAAGGAAAAGGCATGTCTTCTATTAATAGAAAATTAGCAAATCTCATAACGAGTACTGGAGATGTTACAAGTGCTGCTTTAGACAATGCCGCTAGTATGCAAGTATTTAATTCCGTTGACTCACTTCCTACTACTGGTTTGTCATCAGGAGATCAAGCATTTGTAGAATCAGCCGGCAATGCAGGAACAAGTAGATTATATATTTCAAATGGATCTGGTTGGTTTAATGTAGCATTAGTCAATGCCACACCTAGATTAACACTAAGTAGTGATGGTACAATTGCATTGTCTTCTGATGGTACACCTACTACCATCACAATGACTGCTCTAGACTCTGATAATGCAAGTGCTAATTTAACACTATCATTAGAATCCGGTGGTGATCTATTCAAGTTTGCCACAGTATCTCGGGATTCAAGTGTAGTAACCATTACTGCACGATCAGAAGATTCCGCAACAACACTAGGATCTGACGGATCTGCAACACTTACTTTTAAAGCGACCGATGGTATAAGTATTGCATCTGTACAGAATACATTTACAGTAGCATTCTCAGTTGCTAATTCTCGATATTCTACTCTATTAGCAAAAGCAGATACAGGAGGTACAGATAATCAGGTCGATGCCTCGACTAGTACACATGCTATTACCGAAACTGGTCCCATAACTTCAACAGCTTTTTCACCATATCATCCCGGTGGTTATAGTGCATACTTTGATGGTAATGGTGATTATCTTGGAATTCCTGATGATAATGGATTTGAACTTGACGGCGACTTTACCATTGAATGTTGGTTCTATAGAAGTGCTGTGGTATCTGGAACATATTGTTCAATAATTGGTGGTAATGGAAGCAGTAGTAATGGATGGGCTATTTACATTACCAATTCGAATGGAACAATATCATTTTTCCATAGTAGTTTTTTATTAACTTATGCAGAAAACGTAGCAAGTAATACTTGGTACCATGTAGCAGTAACACGATCTGGCACAAGTTTAAAACTATTTGTTAATGGTGCTGAAAGACATGCAGTAACAAATAGCACTACATTCAATCAAAACGATGCAAATACTGGAACAAGGATAGGTTATGACATTGGAGCGAATGGTTATTTCAATGGTTATATAAGAGATGTAAGAGTTGTTAAGGGAACAGCAGTTTATACATCTGCATTTACACCACCAACTTCATCTCTTACAGCAATAACAAATACATCATTATTAGCATGTCATCTCCCTTATATTGCTGATGGATCAACTAATTCACATACTTTAACTGTTGCAGGTAATACTCAAACACGAAGATTTAGCCCATATAATTATCTCGGTTATACAAAAGCAGATCATGGTGGTTCTGTATACTTTGATGATGCTGCTAATACTTATATGGTCACTGGGCCCAATAATCACGCTGACTTTGGATTTGGTACCGGTGATTGGACAGTTGAGATGTGGATCTGGGTTCCATCTGGTTATACACAAGCAAATAATTATATTGTTGATATTGGCGTGAATGGACTAATTTTCCGTATAATAAATAATAAATTTACTTATACAAACTCAACTTTAGGATATTCTGGTGATCTAATTAGTACAGGTGCTGACTTTATAAATAATACGTGGCATCACATGGCTGTATGTAGAATTAGTGGCACAACAAAAATGTACATGAATGGAAAAGAAACTGCTAGTGTAGCAGATACTCACAATTCTTCTTCAACAAAGGTTTGGTTTGGTCGATACGGCGGAAGCGTTTCCTATCAGTATACTGGTTATGTAAGTGACGTGAGACTTGTTAAGGGAACTGGCGTTTATACAGATAACTTTACACCACCAACTCAACCTTTGACTGCAATTACAAATACTGTATTACTTACATGTACAAATAAAAATAGCATTTGGGAAACTGTAAATGGCAAGCAATTTACTATAGTAGGTACTGGACCAACAGTAAGTGATACTCAAAGAAAATTTACTACTTCTTCCGCTTTACATTTTAATAGTAGTAGTGGTAATTACCTTTTAAAAGATCTTGGTGAAACAATAGGAACAAGAGATTTTACCGTTGAAGCTTGGGTTTATCCTACGTCAACCGGCGCGCAGCATGTGTTTCAGATTTCAAACCAAACTGCTGGACATCAAGCCATAACTTCACAAAACACGCAAATTGGAATTGGATTAAACAACGGTAAATGGCGATATGGGACTACGGGTGGGAATGCTGGTTATCAGCATACAACAGCTGATGTAGTCACTAATACATGGCATCACGTTGCTTATGTTAGAACTGGTGGTTATTCAAAACTATATCTAAATGGAACTGAAATTCATTCTAATGCTGATACAGCTAATTATAGTGCCAGATATTTAGCATATGGTGTTGGACATCAATCTAATAATATGTGGTCCGGTTATACACAAGATCTTAGAATTTCTTTAGATTATGCTAGGTACACGAGTAACTTTACACCGCCTGATTCAACGTTTGAAGGATAAAAAAAATGAGTAGATCAAGAGACATAGCATCAATACTCGGCGCAACTGAAGCAGAAAATACCACTAACATTTCTCTTGGTGCTGGAGGCGGCGGTGGAAGTGTAAAGCTATATCCTTTAGTTGATAGTGCTGAAGGGTTGGCATTAGTTGATTCCTCTGCATTATCATCTGGAAATTTAGCATATGCAGAAAAATCAAACACATTAGCAGTATGGAATGATTCTGATGGAGGTTGGTATAAAATTACAACCGGAGGAAATTTAATTGGTGGTCCTGTAGCTGCGTCAGGCGGAGACACTGTTGTAGAAAGCAATGGATATAAAATTCACACGTTTACCCAAACCGGCACATTTGTAGTTACAGCTGGCGGTGATATAGAATATGTTGTTATTGGCGGCGGTGGCGGCGGTGGAGGTAAAGGCGGTGGAGGCGGCGGAGCTGGCGGATATCGTTCGAACGTTGTAGGAGAAAAAAGTGGAGCTAATTCTGCAGTAGAATCTACAAGAACTATGGTCGAAGGTTCATTTTCAGTTATAGTTGGTGCTGGTGGCGCCGGCGGTACAAGTGGAAATCCTGGTGTTACTGGACAAAATACAGTATTTGATACTATAACATCATTAGGCGGCGGAGGAGGTGCAGATCAAGGTGGTGGTAACACAGGCCTTTCTGGCGGATCTGGTGGTGGAGGTGGTAAAGATGGAGGTACTGGTGGTGCCGGCACAGCTGGACAAGGACGCGCAGGAGGAACATCACAGGGCGGTAGCGGATTTGCTGCAGGTGGAGGAGGAGGAGCTGATTCTGTCGGTGAAGTTGGCTTGACTAGCGAAGTTGCGGGTGATGGTGGAATTGGTATACAGTCGGCAATTTCTGGTACTTTAGTATATAGAGCCGGCGGAGGTGGTGGTGGTACTAACTCAACCGATGCTGCTAAACGAGGTTTAGGCGGATCTGGTGGCGGTGGCAATGGTGGATTAAACAATTCAGCACCAGTTGCTGGAACAGTAAACACTGGAGGTGGTGGAGGAGGCGGTTCTTGGTCTACCAATGATACCGGCGCTGCTGGTGGTTCAGGCATAGTTATAATTAGATATCCGACTAGTTAAGGAGTAACATGGGACATTTTGCTAAAGTATTAAATAATAAAGTTACAGACGTAATTGTTGCTGAGCCAGAGTTTATCGATAATTATGTAGATAACTCGCCTGGGCAGTGGATTCAAACATCTTATAATACTCATAACGGTGTGCATGATTTAGGTGGTATTCCGTTAAGACAAAATTTTGCAGGAGTGGGTTGGAACTATAATGATAGTGCAGATGTTTTTTATGCACCTAAGCCAGATAGCGATTGGACTCTAAATAAAACTAGTTGGGTTTGGGAAGCTAATGATTAAAGAAGATAAAACTTCTAATGCTTAGAATTTATGCTTTAATATTTGTCATAGCAATCTTAGGTGGTGTAGCATATAGCGCTAAATACTATTATGACACTACACAAAATAAGATTGCAATCCTTACTGAAAACAATGCACAACTCGAAGTTGCAGTACAAACTGCATCTGCGAGTTTAGATGCAGCAATCGAAAATCAAGAAAAATTAGGAGCACTCAATAAATCTCTACAAGTAGATTTACAAAAGGCTGAACAATATGGAGATAGTCTCCGTGATAAATTACAACAACTGAATCTAGTCAAAGATGCACTGACTGATGCAAAAGACTTAGAAGGTAGAATGAATGGTGCAACTGCTAAAATTTGGCGTGAAATTACTACCGATACCGGTGGCGATGGTGGCCGTCCTATTCCTAACTGGCTGCAGCAGTCTAAGGCTGCCAGCGGAAGTGAAGACAGTAACCAAGATCGAAAAAGTAGTAATACCGACAGTAGCACGACCGAAGCCAGTACAACTCAATGATGTCCGAGTTTACGTAGTAAACAAAGAGATCTATGAAGAATTCGTACAAGAGTTTACCGAAGAAAACGGTGAACTTGCCTTTGTTGCATTATCAATGAAAGACTATGAAAACTTAGCTCTTAATATTGCAGAGCTTCGAAGATATATTAATCAACAAAAAAATATTATTGTATATTACGAAGAAGCTGTAACAGATAAGGAGAAAGAAGAATGATGTCTTTCATTATAGATCAACTTATAACATGGTGGCAGTTTACCGTAGTCGGTATTCTTATTATTATTGGTTGGCTCATCAATAAACTTGGTGTAGACCAAGACGAAGAGCTTATTGGATTCGAATATAATGTGATGCCAAAGCTAAGACCGATTCCTATAGCAACAGCCGGTAAAGGTTTCTGGGGTGCAATATGGATGTGGTTGATGGGTACACGTCATTGGGAAGTTGCTGATGATTGGGCATTTAAGATTGCAGGAGAAGGATATATAATACCACAAGGATTCCAATTTGATGGTGCATCAATTCCAAAATTTTTACATACATGGTTATCACCAACAGGAGTTTTGTTAATGGGTGGTCTTGTGCATGACTATGCATATAAGTATGAAACTCTATTACGATCTGGTCAAAAAGAAACAATGGGAGTAATTGATCAGAAGAAGGCCGATGAAATATTTAGAGATATTAACATCGAGCAAAATGGTTTCCATTTCCTTAATAACCTTGCTTATTGGGCACTACGTATTGGTGGCTTTATGGCATGGAATGGACACCGTAAACGTAACTGTAAAATCGAAGGACTCAATGAGTTTAACGAAAAAAAATTGTTAGGAGAGTAGCATGACAAGTTGGATAAATAATAGAGTAGCAGAAAGAACATCGTGGGACGGCGCAGCACTTATTGCTGTAGGTGTTGTAATTTTATTTGCCGGACCCTTTGCAAAAATCGCAGCATACGCAGCTATAGCTTATGGTGCATGGACAGTATGGAAATCGGAGTAGAACTTAAAAATGGATAGAATTGAAACACAAAGAGATGAAATGTTACACGCAGTTGAGCATTATGCAGCTGGTAATATTGCGATTCATAAAATGAATGTTGAAGTATACCTTGCTAATCCAGCTGGTATCGGTGAACACTCAGATGTTACTGAAGCCGTAGTAGCAGAAATGGAAAAGATTGCTCGTTGGCAAGATGTAATAGATACGATTAATCATCATTTTCGCTTTTACGATTAAAAAGAAAATATTTTTACCAAAACGCAGTCTTTACAGCCATTTTAGGGGTTTACAAAGATTGCGTTTTGATATATAATAGTACCAATAAATTAAATCAGCTATATGTTAGGACAGAGGTATGCAAACACCGTTTGTAGACACCAGAGAGTTTTTATCGCAAACTAAATTTTACGAAGGATACTCTCGGTTTAAAGAGACCGGTAACGGCGGTTATGAGTCATGGGATGAATCGGTAGATCGAGTTATTACCATGCATGAAGAAAATTATAATGAAGCCGCAGATAAATTGGGCCCGTATTTGCAAGAAGCTCGTACTGCTTATAAAGAGCAAAGGGTACTAGGCGCACAACGAGCTTTACAGTTTGGTGGTGAACAACTACTTAAACATCAAATGCGCATGTATAATTGCACATCATCTTATGCTGATCGCGCAGAATTCTTTGGTGAGTTCTTTTATATTCTATTATGTGGTGCTGGTGCTGGATTTTCTGTACAACAACATCACGTAGCTAAATTTCCACAAATTCAAGGAAGGACTAAGCAAGCTAAGGGTTATATTGTAGAAGACTCTATTGAAGGTTGGGCTTCAGCCCTCGACGTGTTGATGTCTTCTTACTTTGTATCTGGTGGTAAGTTCCCAGAGTATGAAGGCCGTAGAGTATTCTTTGATCTAACTAATATTAGACCAAAGGGTGCTAAAATTTCAGGTGGATTTAAAGCTCCTGGGCCAGAAGGTTTACGTAAAGCATTGGATAAGATTGAACTCTTATTGCAAAATCAAGTTATTGATTCAAAAGAACCTGTTAAACTAAAACCAATTACTGTATACGACATCTGCATGCATGCGGCTGATGCAGTATTATCTGGTGGTGTTCGTCGTTCAGCTACTATTTGTTTGTTCTCACCAGAAGATGATGAGATGATGAATGCAAAAACCGGTAACTGGTTTATGGATAACGCTCAACGCGGTAGATCTAATAACTCAGCAGTGATTGTTCGTGATGAGGCAACACCTGAAATGTTTGCTAAGATTATGGAATCAGTGAAATCATTTGGTGAGCCAGGATTCTACTTTACAACTTCAAAAGAACATACAACTAATCCTTGTGTTGAGATTGGAATGTATCCACAATACGAAGGTGAGTCTGGATGGCAAGGTTGTAACCTTACAGAAATCAATGGTGGCATGTGTAAAACACCAGAAGATTTTTATCTAGCATGTAAAGCTGGTGCTATACTTGGTACACTACAAGCAGGTTATACAGACTTTAAGTTTCTTTCTCCAGTATCTAAAAAGATCTTTGATCGTGAAGCATTATTGGGTGTATCAGTTACTGGTTGGATGAACAATCCTGAAGTACTCTTTGATGCTAAGGTTCTTGAAAAAGGAGCTAAAATTGTTAAGAAAATTAATAGAGAGGTTGCTGCTATCATTGGCATTAATCCTGCTGCTCGGACTACATGTGTTAAACCAAGCGGTAACGCAAGCGTCCTCTTACAAACAGCAAGTGGTATCCACGCCGAACATTCCCCAATGTACATCCGTAACATCCAAATGAATAAAGAATCTGAAATTACGCAATCGATTATCAAATCAAATCCGTATATGGTTGAAGAATCAGTATGGTCTGCTAATGGTACTGATGTAGTAATTTCGTATCCTATTGTACCACATAAAGGTTCAATGTATAAGGATGATCTTATTGGTGTTAAACATCTTGAGCTCGTTAAGAAAGCTCAAAAGCATTGGGTTATTGCTGGTACAAATGAAGAGCTATGTGCTGATGAAGGTATCCGTCATAATGTATCAAATACAATTATTGTAGATGATTGGGATGAAGTAGAAAAATATGTATTTGAGAATCGGTATTCTTTCTCAGGTATTTCATTCCTTAGTATGTCAGGTGATAAAGATTACAACCAAGCACCAAACACTGCAGTGATTGATGAAAAGCAAATGGTAAAGCTATATGGAGCCGCATCAATCTTTGCATCAGGCTTAGTAGTAGATGCTATGAAAGTATTCCCTAACTTGTGGGATGCTTGTTCTACTGCTCAAGGTATGGGAATGGACATTAGTCTAGAATCATCAGAAAACTCAGCACGGCAAGATTGGGTACGCCGGTTTGAAAACTTTGCAAATAACTATCTAGACGGCGATATTAAGAAAACAGAATATTGTTTAAAAGATGCTTACCTTATGCACAAATGGAATAAGATTCAGCAATATTTGCAAATGCCAAATTGGAATCATGATTTGACAGAACAAGTATTTACTGATGTAGATACTATGGGTGCTGCTGCCTGTGCAGGCGGAGCCTGTGAAATTGACTTCTAGTCCGTGTATTCAAGTCTGTACTATTATAGATGAATATTGTATTGGTTGTGGTAGACATTCTGAAGAAATAACAGAATGGCTTACTGCAACCAACGAAAGAAAAACACAAATCCTAGAAAGGATTGAGAGTGATAGATCACAGAATTGAATGCGAGGAATGTGAAAATACATCTTTTGTAGGAAGCTTTGAAGAACCAATGTATTGTCCGATTTGCGGTAGAAGAGCAGTAATTCAGCTAGTAAAAGAAGAAGATGACTACTGGCAAGACGATGAATAAATACATGTATGTGGTATTATAAAAATGAACAATATGAATATACTCCCGAAGAGTTCCAAGGATTTGTTTATCTCATCACAGAACTGGATACAGATAAGAAATATATCGGTAAAAAGAACTTCTGGAGGCCTAAGACATTACCAAAGAATTCAAAAAGAACTAGAAGGGTCAAGACAAGAGTTGAGTCTGACTGGAAATCATATTATGGATCAAATAAAGAAGTTCAAATTCTCGTTGAACGAAAAGGGACAAGTAACTACAAAAGACAAATACTAAGATTATGTACTACTAAAGGCGAAATGTCTTATTACGAAGCCAAATTACAATTCGAACATGATGTGTTATTAAGTGATGAATATTACAACGAGTTTATTGGATGTAAGATTCACTCAAAACACATAAGGAAAAAATCATGTTCGAATATAGATGCAACGTAACAAGAGTTGTTGATGGAGATACTGTTGACATCGATGTAGATCTTGGATTTGGAGTTTGGTTACATAAAGAGCGAGTAAGACTCTATGGTGTAGATACACCTGAATCAAGAACATCTGATAAGGAAGAAAAAGTTTATGGTAACAATGCTAAAAACTTTGTAAAGAAATTCCTTGAAGGGCAAGAAGTAATATTAGTAACTCGTAAGTATGATGCTAAAGGAAAGTTCGGTAGAATACTTGGAGATCTACATGTAGGTGAAGATAGTCTTTGTGAAGCTCTTATTGAATCTCATAACGCTGTTCCGTATCATGGACAAGCAAAAGAAGATATTGAAGAAGCTCATTTAGTTAATCGAGATCTTGTAGAATTAATGATTGAATAACGCATTTAGCGGTGTACTTTTCTAAAAATCTGTGGTATAATAGATCTATAATTGTAATGGAGCTTATTAATGATTATTATGGATTTTAGTGGTATTGCTGTCAGTAATATTATTGTACAGAAAATGAATGACGAGTCTATGATTCGGCATATGATTCTTAATTCTATTCGTATGTATCGCAAAAGATACAAAGAACAATACGGTACCAATATTATATTAGCATGCGATGCTGGTAACAATTGGCGTAGACAATACTATCCGCAATACAAAGCCAACCGTAAGAAAAGCCGTGATGCATCAGACTTTGATTGGAATAAAGCATGGTCTATTCTAAGTCAAGTCCGTGACGAAATCAAAGAAAACTTTCCCTATAAAGTTATCCATATAGATGGTTGCGAAGCCGATGACATTATCGGTACTTTAGTTGAACAGACTCAAGAGTTTGGTCAGCACGAAGATGTTATGATTGTTTCTGCTGATGGTGACTTCAAACAATTACAAAAATATAATAATGTTAAGCAGTTCTCTCCACTTACTAAGAAAGAAGTAAAGGATGATAATCCGCGGCTTAACCTCATCGATAAAATATTAAGAGGTGATGCTGGCGATGGTGTCCCTAATGTGTTATCACATGATGATACCTTTGTTAATGGTGATAGACAAACACCGTTATCAAAGAAAAAGAAAGAAGCTATTATAGAAGATCTATCTGAAGGTGAGTTACTATATGCGGCTTCTTGGTATCGTAACTATCAACGCAATGAAAAGCTAATTGATCTTACACAAACCCCACAGCAACTAAAAAATCAAATTATTGACGAATTTTGGATAACAGTGCCGGCAGAAAACACAGCTCGTGTACTTCCTTATCTTATAAATAAACAATGTAAGATGTTGATTGAATCCGTAGAGGAATTTATTAAGTAATGGATATATTCGAAATACTAAGAAAAGTAGATAAACAAAGACATAAAGCCGATAAGGTAAAGGTCTTAAAAGAAAATGAGACTTGGGCATTGAAAGATATTATAAGAGGGTCTATGGATTCTAATATCAAATGGAAGTTGCCCGGAGGAACTCCTCCGTACACTCCATGCGAAGAACACAATTATCCAGCCAGCTTACATCGAGAACATAAACAATTTGTTTATTTTGTCCAAGGTCAAAAAAAATGCGAAACACTACCATCATATAAAAGAGAAAAACTATTCTTGGGAATGCTTGAAGGCGTTCATCCTCAAGATGCGTTGGTACTTATTGATATGATTAATAAAGAAACACCAAAGGGTATTACTCGCCCAATCGTAGAGGAGGCATTTCCTGGTCTTCTTACTGATTAACCTCAACCATAGGAATTCAGATGAAATTAGAACTGAAGCCGTTAAGGCAAAAGAAACTCTACCAGCAGATGAAAAAACAAATAATTCGGCATGATAAAAGAGTGAAGTTGTATTTTATAAATCAGAATTGGCTAAAGATAAGAAAACAAAAAGATAGACGAAGACGGAGAGTTCTAATGAGATTATGGAAAATAAAACAATTAGATTTATTAAAAACAGGAAGGTTACCTCTATTAGGTAGTTAATTAATAGTGTACATTTAGAATAAATTGTGGTATAATTATATAATTAATAAAGCGAAAAGGTTACAGTATGAATATTTTTATTCTCGATGAAGATCCGGTTATTGCCGCGCAAATGCAATGTGACAAGCATATTCCAAAAATGGTTGTGGAATCTGCTCAAATGTTGTCAACTGCCCATCGTGTTCTTGATGGCCAGCTTACTAAACGCCCCTCAAAATCTGGCAAGACTATGGTAAAGTATTGGGATCTATACGAAGGTGCCGATGACCTTGAAGCCGAGTTACTATACTACAAAGCTGTGCATGTCGGTCATCCTTGTACTCAATGGACAATGGAAAGCGATACAAACTATCGTTGGCACTACGAGCATTTCATTGCCTTGTGCGAAGAATATACATATAGGTATGATAAAACACATAAGACTTCTAGAGATCTAGGTTCACCTTTATGGACTATGCCAAGGAATATACCAACCGGTCCACTTACACCATTTAGACTAGCAATGGGTTCGAATCCAGAATGCTTTTTTTACAATGAGCCAGTAAGATCTTATCGAGCATTCTATAAAACAAAGCAAGCTCGATTTAAAATGGTGTGGACTAAGCGTGAAATGCCTGAATGGTTTATGGAGAAATGTGATGGATAAAGTTTTTTTACTAGTTATATCTATGTGGGGTAATACTGGTACTGAATGGGAGTACATTGGAAATCAAATCGTACTTCAAGAACCAATGACTGAAAAGCAGTGTCAATATATAATTCAAGATGACAAATGGGTTGCTACATACGAAAACGAATACTACATGATGAAGACACAGTGTTATCCAAAAGAATGCGCAGGCAAGGAGAAATGTAATGGATAAATTAGATCAGATAGATATTATTGAGAATGAAATTCTCTATGCTAAATCATGCTTACAGCCACAGGATACTGGACATATTAGTACAGCAATTGGTTGGATGACAAAACGTGTTACTGCTATAAAGGAAGAAATTCGAAAAGATGCCAACCTACACATTAAAAGACATTAAGACTCAAAAAGAACATGATGTAAATTGTTCTTACGATGAATTGCAAGAAATCTTAGATGCACAACCTGATTTAATTAAGGTTCTGTCTACACCAGGATTTGTATCATCGACTAAAACACACGCTAACTCAAAAACCAGTAATGGCTGGAAGGATCTTTTAGGTAGAATTAAAAAAGGTTCTGGAAAGAATAACACTATTAAGACATGATGGAGTTTACACATGAAACAATTGATCTCGGCTATAACGACTTGGTTACTGACACACGTAAATCAGGGAGAACTTATAGCACTCCTGATGGTCGCAGCTTTCCTAGTATTACTACTGTTTTAGGAATACTATCTGAAGCTGGTATTGCCGCTTGGCGTAAAC